CTGACATTACGCTATCTCCTTTTGTCTCGCTCTACGCTCTCGCGCACCCTTGTTGTTAGCTTGTCTTGTGTTCTCATTCTCCCATGCAAACCATTTATCTATCAGAGCTGTCTTTAATTCAGCTTTGGTAAATGGCGTGTCGTTGGTAAGTATCTCGATGTCATTTGGTTTAATGATCTTGGTTTTATAACCATGCCAAATTTCTCGCTTGAGTTTAAAGCTGCAATTACGATTGTAGTAAACATGAACCTGAGCATTGTTTCCCCAAAAGTTGTCCGGGTCTTTCCAATCATTTGACCAACTACTATTGTGTTCACCTTCGTCTAAATAAGTCTTTATATCTTCCATTACATTACTCCCTTAATAATGATTACCAAAGCCAACACAGTCGCTATGACGAAGATTAAGTTCTCAGTCATCTCACGAGCTACATCAGTCCATGGTTTTGGTTGTTGTGGTTTATGCAGTTTATGTGCAAAGTCTTTCATTTATCTCTCCTATAAAAATGAGTTGGTTATACCGCGAAAGCCGAGCATAAGACTCGGCTAAGGGGGATCGCGGGGAGAGCTAGTTAAGCAACCTCTCTTGTATTAAAGTTTTTACCAAGAATTACACCATCCATGTATGCTGTAATTTGCAACCATAATTCTTCTCTGGTTTTCCCATAAAAAATTTGATGATATTTTCCATTTTCATCGTCAATTTGGAATAAATTAAATACATCATATTCTTCTGCAAAATAATAATGACCTACATTATGTTTGGGCAGGCTTAAAGGTTTTGTAGTTGTATATGGTTCTACAGGATTACCTGTAATTTCGTTAAGAATACGAATTTTATGTTCTAAGTGTTTATCTTTCATTTATCTCTCCTTTTAAATGGTAGCTTTCCCTGGCTACATAATGATTATAGCAAATAGAACGCACAATACAACTCTTTTCTACACTATTACCAATAACAAGATAATTAATTTGTTTTCAATAAACATTTAATCACTTAGAATATTTACATGGAGAATAGAGAGATAGTGTATAAAAATGTTGCTGATTTAATTCCTTATGCAAGGAATAGTCGCACACATGATAAAGACCAGGTAAGCCAAATTGTCGCAAGTATCAAGGAGTTTGGTTTTACCAATCCTGTTTTAATTGATGATGAGGGCTTAATTATTGCTGGTCATGGTCGAGTACAAGCTGCACAAAAACTAAACCTTAAAACTGTTCCAACGATATGTTTGGATTATTTAACCGAAGCACAAAAGAAAGCATATGTTATAGCTGACAATAGATTGGCGTTAAATGCTGGTTGGGACTTTGATATGTTAAAGGTTGAACTAAATGATTTAAACGACTTGGATTTTGATGTGTCGCTACTTGGTTTTGACGATAAAGAGATTAACGATATATTGGCTGATCCAACAGAGGGGTTGGTAGACGAAGATAGCACTCCAGATTTAGTTGAAGACCCTATAACTGTTGAGGGTGATATTTGGTTATTAGGTAATCACAGGCTTATGTGTGGTGATAGCACGAGCATTGATGATGTTGATAAGTTAATGGATGGCAATAAAGCAGATATGGTTTTTACTGACCCACCTTATGGAATAGATTATCAGGATATAAAAAAGAACCATAAAAAAATCGCAGGAGACGAATCTCTTTCTAATGTTAAGGATTTATTATCTTTGATACTTGTTTTAGATATTCCAATCTATCTATGCTGTAACTGGAAATGTTTTAGTGCCTTTGAAGAAGCTATGTATGAAGCAGGTAAATATCCTAAATCATGCATTGTCTGGGATAAAAAGGTTCGAGTTCAAAATTTAGATAAATTTTATAAAAGACATGAATTTATCTTATACCATGGAGAATTTGGCGGTCATAAAACTTTAGATGGTGATGTTTGGATATGTGATAGAGAGGTTAGGAAAGATCATCCTACTGCGAAGCCTGTTGAATTATGTGAAAGGGCTATTAGATATTCCTCTGAAAACGCAGGGATAGTATTAGACTTATTCGGTGGCAGCGGCTCTACTTTAATTGCGGCTGAAAAATCAGCCAGAAAATGCTACATGATGGAGTTAGATCCAAAGTATTGCGATGTCATAATCCAAAGGTGGCAAGAATTTACTGGTCAAAATGCAGTGCATTTAGATTCAAATAAAACTTATAATGAGTTAATTAACAATTAAAACAATGGATAAACCTAGAAAAAAACCCGGAAGAAAGCCTGTTGTTATTGATATAGATAGAGTTGAACAACTTGCTGCTCAAGGTCTTGGGCCTTATCAAATTTCCCGTGCTTTGGGGATTTCTTGGGACACTTACAATAAAAATAAAAAGAGAAGTTTGGAATTATCGGAAGCTATAAAAAGGGGAGAGGCAAAAGGTTTGGCGCGAGTTTCAAACAGTTTGTTCAAATCCGCCAACGAAGGTAATGTGACAGCCCAAATCTTTTACTTAAAAAATAGAGATTCAAAGTCCTGGAGTGATAGGCAAGAGGTAAATCACAACTTAAATCTAGCTGAAATACTTAGTTCTGCAAAAACTAGGGTGATTGATGGCAAAGTCGTAGAAGATCAGCTGGATTCACCACCAGTCCTTACAAAGGACTCGTTGCCAACGAAAAATACGAGCTAGGCGTGGGAACTCTCTCATCTCCCTTACTGTATCCATGTCACGACCGGGCAGCTCGGCAAGATCTGCTCTCCGATCTTGCAACCCCCCCGGTCACTTTTTCGGCGGGGGCTAAAAATTTAGAACACTTGCACTAAAATTTTTTAATTTTTTTTTATGAAATACGACCCTAAACAAGAAAAGCAATTAATGACCGAACTATGGTCAATGAACATCAAAGATGATCCATATAACTTTGTTAAATTTGCTTTCCCATGGGGACAAAAAGACACCCCCCTCGAACATTTTGATGGGCCTCGTAAGTGGCAAGAAAAAATTTTGCGAAATATTACAACGCATATACAAAGAAACAGCAGCATAGAGTTACCAGAGATGTTCAGACTAGCTGTAGCATCTGGTCGTGGTATTGGTAAATCAGCATTAGTAGCTTGGTTAATCATTTGGATGCTTTCAACAAGGCTTGGCGCAACCATTATTGTGACCGCTAACACCGAACAGCAGCTTAGAAGTAGAACTTGGGCTGAGTTAGGGAAATGGCTTACTCTTTCAATAAATTCACATTGGTTTACAAAAACAGCCACCACGATTAAACCTGCTGGTTGGTTTGAAGAAGCGTTGATTCGCGACCTAAAGATAGATACTGGGTACTATTATGCACAAGCGCAGTTATGGTCAGAAGAAAACCCGGATGCTTTCGCTGGTATTCACAGCTCCTACGGAGTTTGTTTAATCATGGATGAGGCATCAGGTATCCCCGCGCCCATCTACTCGGTTTCTGAAGGTTTCTTTTCTGAGCCTACCAAAGATCGTTATTGGTTTACTTTCTCCAACCCGCGCAGAAATACTGGGCCGTTTTATGACTCTTTTCACAGCAAACGCAGTTTTTGGCAATCACTCCAAGTAGACTCACGAACAGTCGAAGGCACTGACCAAAAGCTATTTCAAACCATGATTGAACAATATGGCGAGGATTCGACAGTCTCCCGCGTAGAAGTCATGGGTGAGTTTCCAAAAGCTGACGATGATACTGTGATATCTATGGAACTTATACGCGCAGCAGTAGATCGTGATGTCGCCCTCACCGCCTCCGCGCCCATAGTGTGGGGTTTAGATGTTGCCCGCTTCGGTGGCGATAATTCTGCGCTGTGTGTGCGCCAGGGTAATACAGTTTTAGAAATTAAATCATTTGCCTCTATGGATTTGATGCAACTTTGTGGTGTGATTAAAAATCGCTACGATGATGCAACTATCATGGAACGCCCACAAGAAATATTAGTTGATGTGATTGGACTTGGCGCGGGCGTGGTGGACAGACTAAGAGAGCAAGATTTACCTGTGCGTGGCATTAATGTATCTGAGTCCCCAAGCAGTAGAAAAAATTATTTGAACTTACGCGCTGAGTTATGGTTTGCGATAAAAGAATGGTTGGCGCAGCGTGATTGCCGACTTCCTATTGATGATGAGCTTGTCTCGGAATTGGCTGCGCCTCTCTATAAATATACATCCACTGGAAAAATAAAGATAGAGTCAAAAGAAGAAATGAAGAAAAGAGGAATCAAATCCCCAGACAAAGCAGATGCACTTGCATTAACCATGGCAAGTTCTGCCGCAAGTTTTAGTGGAAGCGAGAGTGTTTTCGGTTATAATTTCAAAAAACCTTTAAAATCTCGAATCAT